TGCAGCGCGACCCCACGGTAAGCGTGGAACGGTTTTCGGGTACGGTCACGCCTTACGACGGCAATCTCTACATCCGTGTGCGTGGGCGCCAGATGGCGGTGCGTGCGAAGTCTACTGGTCTGGGTGTCCAGTGGCAGTTGGGCAAGTTCCGGATCGATCTTCGTCCTGATGGGCGCAAGTCATGACAATCTGGGCCAACATCATCAAGCGGTTCAGGGCTCCGGCCCTGCCGCTCCCCACGCGCACCTACGATCCGCAGTACTTCGACAAGCTGCTGAGCATCCTGCGGATCTATTTCAACCAACTGGACAATCTTCTGGAGCGCATCGTGGACGGATCTGCAACAACTGTCCCGGTATCAATCGGCGGCACCAACGTCGATGCGTTTGGCCGTCTGCGCACCAGCGCACCCTACACGCTCTTCGACAGTCAAAACCGCTACGCCGAAGACAATCAGTTTGATGTTGCAAAGACGGGCACGGGTGCAACGGCTTTCCTGCCCAACGAAGCGGCGGTCCAAATGTCGGTCACTTCCAGTGGTGCAGGCTCCGTCATCCGTCAAAGCTACCGTTCGTTCCCCTATCAACCCGGGAAGGGCCTGCTTGTCCTCGCCACATTTGTGATGGACAGCAATGCAAGCACCAGTCTGACGCAGCGGGTTGGCTACTACAACACTGGCAACGGGGTGTTCTTCCAGCGAGTGGACGGGGTCTACTCCTTCGTTCTGCGGTCTAGCTCCCTGCCCACCCCCGGCACGCCCAGTGATGTGCGCTCTGTGCCGCAGTCGAGTTGGAACGGCGACAAGCTGGACGGCACCGGGCTGAGCGGCTACACGTTGGACCCGTCAAAGGCGCAGATCCTGTGGATTGACTTTGAATGGCTGGGCGTGGGTTCCGTGCGGTGCGGCTTCATCATCAACGGTGAGTACATCGTTTGCCACACCTTCCACAACGCCAACGAGATCACCCGCGTTTACATGACGACGGCGATCCTGCCGGTGCGCTACGAGATTAGTTCTTCGGTTGCGCTTGCTGCATCCATGAAGGCGATCTGCTGCTCTGTGGTGTCCGAAGGTGGCTATGAGCAAGCGTCGATTGACCATGTAGCAAGACGCACAACGGTGTTGACCAATATAGACACCGCTGCCACGTTCTACCCTGTTGTGTCTATCCGTTTGGCTTCTGGGCGTACCGGGGCGGTAGTGCTGCCCAACCGTGTTCAGTTCTTGCCGCTGACTAGCCAGAACTACGAGGTAGTGTTGCTCAAGAACCCCACGCTGACGGGCGCTACGTGGGCGGCAACGGTTCCAACAGACAGCAACGTTGACTTTGATGTGGCGGCAACGGCTATATCGGCTGTCGGCAGTATTGTTCAGACTGACTACGTGACCTCCACGGGCAGTGGCGGCACGCAAGGCCTAGCCGCTCCTACAGGTTACAACTGGGACTTGCAGCTTGGCACTTCTCTCGCGGGAACAAGCGACATCTACACCGTTGCTGTCCGTACTGTAGACGGCGCAACCAAGGGCAGTGGCGTGGGCTCGCTGTCGTTCTGGGACTTGACTCAGTGAGGTAGAGATGAACGAAGGCGATCAAGGCCCTGGCGGCTCTGACCTTAGCGGCGAAAACTTTGGGGACTACAACGACCCCAGCGGAGCATCTGGGCTTTCTGCCGGCCCATACTCACAAGACGTAGCGCAAGCAATTGCGGACATGTTGGGCACGCCTCTTGGCGAGGGCGCTGCAACAGGTAGGGGCTTTCATTCGCCAGGGGTCGGCTACGGCACGTTGGCGGGGTTGCAGGATGCGGGCTTCGGGAAGATGGACATCCCGGGGTTCAATCAAAACGTAGAGCAAGCGCTTGCTGCTAGGAATGTGCATGACATTCTCAACTACGCTGCTCCTGCGTTTGCCGGTCTAATCCCTGGCTACGGCACCATCTCCACTATCGGCAGGGTAGGCGCGGGGCTGATGTCCGGTACGATGACGCCTGCGCAGGCCCTTACTGCGGGGCTTGCAGGAGCGCTTGGAGCAAGGACAGGCATCCCTGGTCCCGTGTTTGAAGGCATCCTTAGCGGAGACTTTGGCAAGGCCGCAGGGGCTGGCGTGCAAGGAGGTCTTGCATCGCTGGCAAACAGCCTTACCGGCAGTCCGCTTGGTGGACTGGCGCTTAATCTATCCGGTATCGGCCCCGCAGTCGGCAAAGGTGTGGCTGAAGCGGTGTCTGGCGGCACGGGTGGGTCAAGGTCTGGTGGCTTGGGCGCAGCCCTCGGTCTGTCTTCGGCGCCGTCCCAGGGGTCATCTCCCACGGGTAACACCTACGGCGACGCAGGTGTCAACGCAGACACCTATTCTGTCCTGGCAGCGATAGAACAGGCAGCGCAAGAACCCAAGCAGCCCGAGTGGTCCTCACAGATGACCGCAGGACGCTATGGCCCCCTGATGGAATATGAGTTTGGAGCGTGATATGGACGAGTTTTATGATCCCGCAGGTTTTTACGACGACAGCTACCGCTATGTTCCTACTATTGGGGCGCAAGAAAATGTTTTTGACCCCACCTATGGCGATCCATACGCGAACTACACTCCAGATAGCAGTGGACTCGCAGGTCTCTTCAGCGCTGCCCTTGGCGGTGCCAAAACCCTCGGTACATCCCTGCTGACGACGCCGCGTGGCATTGCGACGCTGCTGGCAATGATCTATGGTGCACGCAACACGAGACCTGACAGCGGGGGCATCAACCTGAACCTCTCCCCGTCCAAGGTCACACGCAACATCGTCCCGGGCAAGTACGGCCCCGTTGCGAAGACCTCGTTTGCCGCTGATGGTGGACTCATGCAGGCATACGCTGCCGGTGGCATGGTCACTGGTACGCCGCAACGCCCCCTGCCCATGGAGGACGGAGGCTTCGTCATGACGAAGAAGGCTGTAGACGGTGCAGGCGGGCCGCAGGGCCTCGCGCAAATGCTGCCTGGGGCCAAAATGATCCACGGCCCAGGTGATGGGTCTGGTCGAGATGACCGTGTCCATGCCAGAATCGGTAACACGACTCCGGCCAGGGTTTCCAGCGGCGAAGCCTACGTTCCGAAAGCAGTTGTTGATGAAGCAGGTGGGGCCAAGACGCTCTATGCCATGATGAACCGGCTTCAAAGGAGCGCATGATGAACACCAATGTGAGCCCAACCGGCACCGTTGCCCCCGGCTTTGAGGGCTACCTCACGGACATGCTCAATCGTTCGTGGGGGTTGGCGCAGCAGGAGTACACGCCCTACACCGGCCAGCGGTTTGCCTACGAGACGCCTGAAGGTGCACCGGGCTACTCCCCGCTGGAGGAGAAGGCATTCACCAGCCTGGGCGGTATCGGCTCGTATCAGCCGGGGCAGTTCAACACGGGCCTTGGTCCGGTCGGGTCCGTTCAGGACTACATGAACCCGTACCTGCAGAATGTCGTTGACATCCAGGCCCGGGAAGCCCGTAGGGCCGCTGACATCAGCCGCAACACCGAGCAGGCACGCCTTGCCCAAGCCGGGGCCTACGGCGGCAGCAGGCAGGCCATCATGGAGGCCGAGCGCCAGCGCAACCTGGGAACCCAGATTGGGGACATCCAGGCCAAGGGCCTCATGGCTGCGTATGAGCAGGCTCAGAAGCAACGCCTCGGAGAGGCGACCCTTGGGCTCGAAGGTCAACGTCTGGGCGAAGCCTCGCGGCAGTTCGGTGCTGGTCAGGACCTGAAGACCATCGCGGACCAGATGAAGGCTGGTACGCTCCAGCGTGGCATCGCGCAAGAACCTCTGGATTTCGGCTACAAGGAGTGGTCTGAGTCCATGAACTACCCGTACAAGCAGCTTGGTTTCATGCGCAACATCGTCAGCGGCATGCCTATCGATTCGCAGCCCTATCAGCCAGGGACGTCGTCATTCGGCTCTGCTATCCAAGGCGGGTTGTTTGCGAATAGCATCTACGACATGATGTTTGGGAAGAAGTCATGATGTTCAATCCTGGGCAGTCTCAGTCTGGTGGGCTTGGCAGTGCGCTGGCCCAGGGATCCGGCGTGCCGGATGATCAGTTTGCGCGTTTGGCTACGCAGTCCATGCAGCAGACCGGCGTGACGCCGATTGCCATGCTTGCGGATCTGGCTCGGAGGATCACGGCCAAGAAGAACGCAATGATGAATCAGGGGCTCCAGGCAGGTGCCCAGATGGCCCGCAAGCCCGCAACTCTCAAGGACGAGATCAACCAAGAAGCTCTGGCTCTAGGGATCGGATCTCAGCCGTATGGCTACGCCGGGGGCGGACTTGTCGCGTTCAAATATGGTGGTGAGTCAGAGGAAGAGCCTCTGACCGCAGAGGACGTTGAGTCCGCAGATCTCACGGACTATATGGCGCAAGCCGCTGACGCTTTCCCAGCGGACTCCCAAGAAATTGCGCGGCTTGGACGAGAGTTTGGAATTGATCTGAGCCCACGCGATTCCGCCGAAGTTCGTGCAAGAAAAATCGCTGAGATCAGGCAGCAAGCGGAGATCCAAAGAGCTTTCAATCCACAAGGGCAACGCAGTCGTGTCCGTGAGGGCGCCGCCGCTGCCGCCGCTGCCGCCGCTCGTCTTCCCGCTGCCGCTACTACTCGCTCTCTCGCTAGTAATTCCTCTTCTACTGGTAAAGGCGACCAAACTCGCACCAGACAGGGCACTACTCCCCCCGCTGCTGCACCTGCCGTCCCGGCTGACATCGCGGAGTACATGAAAGCCGCTAACGCGGGGATCGCTGGCATGGAAGGTAGGGGCAAAGTGACCCCCGAAGAACTGCAGCTTCGTGAAGCACTGCTCGCCGCGCAACAAGCGGAGCGCCAGCAGCCTGTAGAGTACAAGGAGCCCGAAGGGCTGACCACTCGGGAGATGCTCCAGCTTGCGTCCTTCGACCCCACAAAGGGTAAGTGGATGGGTAGCCTTGCAGAGAAGGCTGCTGGTGTCATGAGCGCTCGGGAAGCCAAAGCGGAAGAAGCCAAGAAGGCCAACCGCGAGATTGACGCTGCAAACCGCAAGCTCAACACGGCCTTGGCACAACAGCGTCTGGCGTACTCTGTCGGGGATAGACAAGCCCGTGAAGCTGCAGATCAGGCGGTCCTCAACGCCAGGATCGCACTGCGGGAAAAGGTCATCGATTTCGGCTTCAAGTCAAGCGACACCGAGTCGAGACGAATTTCGGCGGAAGCGGCGAGGACCAGTGCTGGAGCAGCGGTTACGTCTGCAGGGCAACGCGCCCTAAGCGATACTTTCCGCAAAGATAAGGAACTTGGTGATGCTATCCAAGAAGCGGAAACCAAGATAACCAACGCATCTATGTTGCAAGGACCTAGGGCAACAGAGTACATCAAAGCCGACACTGCTACAAGAGAGAGCATGCTCAAGGAAGAGCGGCTCAGGTACGTTCTCACACGCGCTGGTATGTTTGCTTCAGAGGCTGAAATTAGGCAGCGTATGGGCGCTGGCGCTGCTCCCGGTGCTGGTGCCGGTGCCGCCTCCGGTGCCGGTGCCGGAGCACAGGTAATCCGTTTTGATCGCTCCGGAAATCCAATTCAGTGAGCTAGTAGATGCCGATCCAAGCACAACTTCATGACGGGCGTATTCTAGAGTTTCCTGACGGTACCAATCCGCAGGTCATTCAAGCTACGGTGAAGAGAGTTCTGGGGGTTCCACCTTCCACAGAACGTACTTGGGGGGAGGCTGCTGGAGACGTTGGTGCGGCTGCTATCAGGGGCACTGGGCAAGTGCTTCAGTTCCCGGGTGAACTTGTCGGTTTGGTTCCCGGACTGCGTGGGTTCGGTGAGGCCCTGGCTACCCCTGGTGAGTTCATCGCGGGCTTCGGTGAACGGCTCAAGTCTTCCGGTCTGAAAGCTCGTGAAGCTCTCAGAAACCAAGCTCTGAGCGAGGCGGAAAAGGAAGGGGTGCTGGCGGAGTTTGCTACCGCTATCAAGGAAACGATCAAGGATCCAGCCCTACTGTCTACGTTCCTGACGGAGCAGGTACCGCAACTTCTTGGCCCCGGCGCCGCAGTTAAGCTCGTCAGATCGCTTGGGCGTGAAGCTGTAGAAGCTACGGCCCAGGGCGCTGCCCGGGAAGCTGCTGAAAAGGCCCTCCGTGAACGTGCCGCTGCCGCTGCTGTAGGCACTGGCGTGGCTATGCAAGGGGCTGATGTAGGCAACGATACCTACAAGGCGGTCTACGATCTTGCCATCAAGCAAGGTATGTCCGAGGAAGAAGCTCGGACCTTGGCAGCGTCGAAGGCACGGGTAGCTGCCGCTGAGGCGGCGGCGATCTCTCTGGCAACAGCGCGTCTCCCTGGCGGTTCAGCAATTGAAAGGCGCATGGCGGGGATCCCTGGCGGAAGTCGGGTGGGTGCGGGACTGCGGGAAACTGGCACTGAGAGCATTGAAGAAGCTGGTGGTGCGTTCGCCAAGGGCGTCGGCATGGCCGAGGTTGACCCCTCGATCTCTCCCTTGACCGGTGTGGGCACCGCCGCAGGTTTCGGGGCCTTGGGTGGCCTCGGGCTTGGTACTGTCGTGGGTGGAGCGCCCGTCAAGCCGCCCGGTGCTGAGCCTTCTACCGGCGAGCTTGCGCCCATCGATGTCCGCCGTCAGGAAGCTGCCAGGGCTGAGGCTGAGAAAGCCGCCAAGGCCGCGAAAGCTGCCCCTCCCCCTGTACCTTCTACCCAGGCCATCATTGACGAGACGCTGACCAAACCGGTCAGCCAAGCGTCCGCACAACTCACGCTGGCTATCGAGCGACTGAAGGAGCAGCCTGCTTCCCCGCAGCGCAATGCGGCGATCAAGGAGCTTGACGACGAACTTAAACGTAGAGAACGCGAAGACGCGGAACGTGTCCAGGCAGGGAAAAAAAGGGCCGAAGGGTTTCTGACGGCTGGGCAGGCCGCTGCACAGGGGACGACGCCCCGGGAGGAGTTTGACCCGACCCAAGCACGCCGCGAAGAGATCGAGCGCTTGCGTGAACGTCGTGAATCCATGCTGGTGAAGGGAAAGCCCCCAGCACGCAAGAGCCCTGCACGGCGTGAGTTCGATGAGCTTGATGCTCGTCTGGTCGAGATTGGCGGTGGACGTTGGACTCCGCCTATAGAAGCTACGGAACCCACGGCGCCTACGGTAGAAGAACCGACAGTACGGGGTCCTGCGCCTTTGCCGGATGTGCTGGACAGCGTTACGGTTAGGACTATTGGGTTTACCAAAGGTGGCGTCCACGATGCATTGGTTGGGAAAGCTATCACCGACCCCGAGATTCGTTCGGTACTGGAAGAGTACAAGAATAGGCCCAAGGCGAACGTAAAAACCGTAGCCAAGATTGACGCGTTTCTTGCTCGCCTTCCTGAACCCACACCGCCTGAAGCGGCTGCGCCTGTTGAACCTACTACGCCCTACGGAAGCACCGAGTTCCCAGCCGCACCAACCCCACCGGAGACCCCAAGTGCGTCCAATGTTCCAACTGAGCCAGAGCCAAGTGGAGCAGGCGTTCCAGTGGCTGGCGGACCCGCTGCCGTCAGCCCCACCCAAGGAACTGGAGCCGCTGGGGCAGTACGAGTGGTTCCTCCTGTCGAGAATGCTGGACAGCCTGCTGCAGGAGAAGGACAGCAACCCCCTGCAGTAAAGCCCCCTGTTCCTGCGCCTAGCGGTAATAACACTCCCGAATCTGACGCCTTGATGGACGAAATTCGGGAGCTGCAAAAACAACAACAAGCACTACTGACCAAAGCTGGACGAGCACCTGCGGTCAACTCGCCTGCGCGTAAAAAGTGGGACGAACTGGGCGAGCAAATTGCAAGTAAGAAAGCGCAATGGGCGGAAATGACACGCGCGCCTGCGCCCGCTCCCGCTCCTGCACCGAAGGCCGCTGCTCCTGCTCCCGCACCAAAGGCTGCTGCTCCTGCGCCTGCCCCCGCTCCTGCGCCTGTACCTCAGGTAAAGCTCACCCCCAACCAACGTGCTGAGCTTGCGCAGCGGATTGACCAAATCGCTGACCGTATCCCACGGAAGGAGTACGACGACTTCGTTGACAACCATCTCAACGACTCAGGCACCAAGGTCAGGCCGGAAGCCAAGCACATCCAAGCTGCATTGGATCTGCTCAAGAAGTACGGCCCAGCGGAGAAGCCTGCGGAACCGCCAAAGCCGCCGAAGGCCGTGAAGCCCGCAGAACCGCCAAAGCCGCCGAAGGCCGTGAAGCCCGCAGAACCGCCAAAGCCACCTGCGCCTCCTGCCAGGACGCTGCCCCAGCCCAAGTTCCGGCAGACGCGGTTTGAAGAGGCGAGCCTCCCAAACTCCCGAGAGATGGATGACGCCCTTCGTGGCGCATCGTTTACGGAAGCTCTCGACTACGCTATTGAGAACGCTCGTGACGATCTTGACCGTGCGGTTATGGTCAAGGTAAAGCGTCGTGCAGAAGAGTTGGTGAACCTAGGGGTCGAGTTTTCTTTCAAACTTACGGATACTGGCAAGAGGCTAGTCGGTGCTCGTGGTGTAGCGAGTACTAGCTTTGCAGGGCTGGGCGAATCGCTGAAGGTAGACGTAACAATCAACGGATACACCGGCAGCACAAACAATACTCTTAGGCAGGAGACCCTTGTCCATGAAATGATTCATGCGGTTACTGTTGCGCAGATAAGGTATGCGCCTCAGAGTTCCGCAGCGATGAAACTGAAAGCGCTCCAAAAAGAGCTTCTATCGAAGTACAAGCAGCAAGAGAAAAACGGTCAGTTTAAGCCAAGCCAAAAACAACTGCTTGGGAACGCTTTAGAAAACCCATACGAGTTGATAACCTACGGGTTGGTAAACGCCGACGTCCAGAATTGGCTCGCGTCTACACCAAGTCCAACTGGGGGAACCTTCCTCGGTAGGTTCTTCGACCTTGTGTCTCAGATACTGAACCTCAAAGGGAAGGAAACTTCAGCACTTGCTGAACTGATGACTATCTCTGAGAGCGTACTCGACGAGTCTCTCCAGCTTACTGTTAAAGAAGCAAACAAACAGTACGCGTCCTTCGGTAAGCAGCCGAACACTACGGGGTTCCCGTCATGGGTTTTGCGCCATGGCCTGAAGCCTGTATGGGTTGACGGCCCAACGGGCAACGTAGCGTTGGTGGAGTCGGTAAGTAAATACGGCGTTCCTGTGTATCTTGGAGTGAACAAGAACGAGAACAGGATCACTTTTGTAGACGTCCGTGACTACACTGGCACTGCGTTTACACAGAGTGAACTGCAACGTCTGAAAACCGCCGCCAACGATATCGCTAATGCAGCTAAGCAAGCTGGTAGCACCCCGAGCACTTCGAGCACCACAGGCCCAACGGACACGGAAATAGAATACTTCGACGCTGTCACTCCCCAGACCGAAGCCGCAACGGCGGGTGTCAACGCCATCGGTAAGGAGTCCAAGAAGAGCCTTGCGGATTTCCTCAGGCGCAACCCTGCGCTGGCTGCACGGATCAAAGGGACGGACTACCTTGCAGGGCTGGATGACATCTTCACCAAGGCTTACGCAGGGAAGGTGCGCGACGCTACGGGCAACCTGAACCCCATGGTGCTGATCTCCCGGGCGCTTGACCATGGGCGTGTCAGCCTCGAAGCTATGCGTACTGGGGGCTTGAAGATCAAGGACGGGCTTGTCCAAGCTGCTGAACTGACGGTGCCTGAGGACTCGAAGGAGTTCCCGCTCGTCGCTGGCAAAACCATCAGCTACCAGAAGGATGTCATCGAGCGTCTGGCGAAGGAAGCTGAGAAAGCTGGGGCGACCTACGAGAAGTACCGCACCCAGGTGGACACCGTGCTCTATGGGCACCGCGAGTACTACCTCCGTGAGCACAACCGTGAGGTTGAAAAGCAGGCACTGGCACTGGAAGCAGCGGGCAAAACCAAGGAAGCTGATCAGCTACGTGAAGATCAGACCATCGAGTTGCTCATCAAGGATGACGCTAAGCTGGATGCGCTTGAAGCGGAGTTCCAGAGAAACAAGGACATCCAAGAGATCTCCCAGACCCTGGATGCAATCCGCTTCAACAATCTGGATGTGCTGGTCGAAACCAACCGTCTGTCGCCTGAGAAAGCCCAGGAGTACAAGGACAACATCGGCTACATCCCGTTCAAGCGGATTGTTGAATACGAAGCAGGGTTCGACACTGCTAGGGGTGGCAACCGTGGTATTGCTGCACTGAAGAACATTCGGAATCTGGAAGGTAGCAGCCGTGAATCGCTGTCCGTCATCGAGAACTTCGCAGGATTCATGGACTGGTCAACCCGCGAAGCCATGCTCAACAGTGCTTCCTTGTCCGCGTTGAAGGACATGGAACTGCTGAAGCTCGCCAAGAAGGGGGCCAACAACGAAGTCGGCGCTACCGGTGCAAACGTCAAGGTGTACGACAAAGGGGAGAAGGTCGAGTACTACGTCCCTGATCCGGCGCATGTGATCGCGTTCACTTTTCAGCCACCGGAACTGTCGTCTGTCTTCAAATGGATGCAGAAGGCGTCTAACATCCTGCGTGCAGGTGTTACTGCGATGCCGCCTTTCGCTGTCAAGCAGATCTTTGACGACATCGCACGGGCATATGCTTATTCCGGGGTGAAGAACCCCATGCAACTGACGGCTCGTATCCTTACCAGTTTCCCTGCAAACTGGTACCGCGAAGCGTTCGGTAAGAAACAGAATGCCACCGTCCGGGAGATGGCGAAGCTCGGTATCTTCGGCACGTTCGATTTCACCAAAGGTGGCAACCTTAGGGACATCCTGCAAGAAGCTGGGGCCGAGGGCAGATCTATTGGTAAGACCATCATGCGATTCATGGAAGCCGGTGCCAAGGCTTCTGACGTTTCTGTGCGCCAAGCTATCTATGAACAGGTGTTGAAAGAAACTGGAGATGCTGCAGCGGCAGAGTCTCGTGCCCGAGAGATCATCAATTTCTCCAGGCGGGGTTCAGCTAACTTCATGAACACGATGATTGCCATCGTGCCGTTCTTCAACGCATACGCCCGTGGGATGGACAAGCTGGCGGTGGCCGCTGCGGGTAAAGCTGTCGGGCAATCGGTAGGACAAGCTAGAGCGATGTTCTACAAGCGTATGGGTGTGATGACAGTCATGGGGCTTGCCTACGCCATGATGATGTCTGATGATGACGAGTACAACGCCCTGCCCGACCATGTGCGGGACACGAACTGGATCCTCCCTTATGGTAAGGATCTTGGCTTTACTCCAGCGATCCCCATTCCTGCAGAACTCGCATTCTTCTTCAAAGCTATCCCTGAGCGTGTAGTTCGCTACTACAAACTGCAAGGGACAGATGAAGAGAAAGCAGCTATCGAGGTCGTGGGTAATTTGCTGAAGCGTGGGGTGGACGTGTTTTCGTCCCCCAACGTCACGCCGCAGTTGCTTCGTCCGTTCGTCGAGAACATCACGAACTACTCGTGGTTCCTCGGTCGCCCGCTTGAGTCGCAGGGCCAGCTTGCACTGGACCCCTTCCAGCGCTTCGGCACCGGCACATCCGACACCGCGAAAGAAGCGGCCAAGAAGCTCGAAGATCTGTACCAGACAACTGGTGTGGAACTGTTTCGCGTTTCTCCAATCAAGATCGAGAACGCCATTCGGGGAATCCTGGGCACGACCGCAGGTGTAGCGCTGGCTATTTCAGACGCGTTCGTCAACCCCACGCGAACTGACCGCCCCCTGCACCAAATGCTCGCTGCCCAACTCACAGGTGCGTCGGCTGTGATGAAGGACCCTGTCGGTACGAGGTACCTTGACGAGGTTTATGATCTGGAAAAGGATGTCAACCGCGTCAACTCAACGTATAACCGTATGTTGGAGCGTGAGCCTGAGAACGCTGACGAGTACCTGCGTAAGAACGTAGGCTTGTTCTCCATCCGCCCTGCAGTGTCGTCCTTGATGAAGACAATCAAGGAACTCAACGACGAAGCTGCTTTGGTTGACCGTACTACGGAGATCGATGAGGGGGAGCGCCGCATGCTGATCAATCAGCTACGTGCTCAACAGAACGAGATCGCGCAGCAGGTAGGGATGCTGCGTACCCAGGCCCGGAAGATCCAACAGGGGATGTAAAAAATTGCCCCCGGGGAGCGAACTCACCCGGGGGCCAACTAGGAGGGAGACCGACTCAGGAGCAATCGGCGGGGCGGACTATACCTCACGCCAGATGCGGATGCCAAGCATCCCGTCCTCGATCCGTTCTGCCCATGTGAGCTTGAACCCCACGCGGCTGTAGCGGTGCACCAGCACCCACGCCATGGACCGCGCTTCCAGGCACGGCACGAAGAAGCTCTGACCCGGCTCAAGCCACTGCGGCAACCGGTACCTGACGCCCCTGATCGTGGCAACCTCAGGCAGTTCATGCGGGAGCCGACGATCCATCGAGGTCATCGAGGTTCATCAGACTGCGGGCGTTCTGGAATTCCAGCACATCGACCGCCCCCAGGTCGGTACGCCAGCCAGCGCCCATGCGCTTCTTGGTGACGTTGACCGTGCCTCCGGTTTCTTGCTTGAACAGCGGACCTATCTCCTTGGCGTTGATGTAGTTGGTGGCGCACCACTTGGTGAACTCCCGCTTGTTGATGAACAACGTATCGGTATCAGGTTCATACCTGATAATCAGTTCAGCCTGAGGTTCCACCCTAGGTGCTTCCGGTAAGCCGCTGGGTCCAGTCTTCCTGTTGACGATCAGGATGCTCCTGATGTTCTTGTTGATGAACGACGACACCGTGCTGGATGCAGTGGTGCTGACAGCCTTGAGTTCATCACGCAGGTCGCGCACCTTGTTGACGAGCTTCTTGGCGATGCGACCGATGTCGTATCTAGTCAGCCCCAGGTGGTTTGTCACCAACCCTGCCGAGACCATGCAGATCACAGCGTTCAGCTTGTACCGTTCGGTCTGGGTCCAGCGCTCCATACCGTAGATCTTGTCTCTGGTGTTCTCCCAGATCCGCTTCACTTCATCAAGATGCGGGATGACATAGCGCATGAATATGTCACCGGCCAGACCGTAGTTGTCCAGAATCTTGTTGAACGTCAACTGTGCACCGAGCACATCGTCAGGTAGGGGGGTGTCCAGGCGGATCTCCAATGACCGTGCAAGTTCCCCCTGAGGATCAGACTTGATCGTTGATAGCCTATCTTCGAGGGTAGTGTTGCTCGACATAATAGTGATCTGCTTCCAACGGGTATTGTTCACACGCTCCGCGTTGGTGTTCGCCTGCATTCTGTCTCTAGCACGGCCTTGCGTAGAGTTGTAGAGCAGGTCAGAGATCTCCATGGGGTCCGCGTTGGTCATCTCGTCGATGGTGACGATGATGCCGTTCATCAAGCCCATGCGGTGTATCTTCGTGAGCTTCGTGTCCTGCGCGTCCTTCATCAGGTTCACAGGGTCTCCGAAGATCGAGTTCGCAATCCGCAGGATAGTGGTCTTGCCCGTGCCTGACTTCTTCGAGTAGTAATTCAGCACAGCCCCGCTCTCAGGGGACAGGTGCATGAACACACTCCCGAAACCAGCCAGCACACCCGCCGCGTGCATATCCATCTCGGGCTTGTTGTACAGATCGACTACGCTCTTCCAGTCATCGATATTGCCTTTGGGTGTGAACCAGTTGACGTAGTTCTCTAGGGGCTTGGACGTTGGGCTGTGAATGACGCCGTTGTGCGTGTATTCACGATTACCGATAACGAAAGTGTTATCAGCGGTCCAGCCAAACTTGACTCGCATGTTGTCGGCTTTCTCAGCTTTTTGCAGTTCTTCGATCATCTTGCTGAACAGCAACTGCAGGCCACTCAGTTGACGATCCTCAAACGCAATGACCCCCTCACGGTTTACGCAGTCCCGGAACTTGTCCTTGGATGCGACTTCGCTTTGTTGTATCGTGAACTCACGTACATCGTTGTGCGGAAGATGGTGCCTGACCCAGAGCGTGTCGCCACCACCATGGTTGTCGCGCATCCGCCGGTAGATGTAGATGTCGTAGGGGTTGACCAGCACGGTCTTGTCCCCCTGCGGGTTGTACTGCTTCATGTACACGCCGCCAGTGGCCCCACGCACGAAGGGTGCCGGGTAGGCCGGGATCGTCTCTTCGCGGTCTTCGACCTTGACCGCCACCGGTTCGGTCGTTGTCTTGATTTCCGCCCCAAGCTGAATCGGGGACGTGATCTTGCCCAGGTGCGGGCACTTCTCACACAGCGGCCCCTCGTCCAACCCCCTGAACGTCTCACAGGTGTACGGCCCCTTGGTCAGCGAAGCCTTGGCCTCGGTCTCCTCAGGGCTGTAGTTGGGGTGGTTCTTCGAGATCTCGTGTATGGCCCAGTCCCTGTCCTCGCAGTGCTGTGCAATCGACAGCACGCCACGCCACAGCGGCTCGGCAAGGGTCTCAGGGTTGCGGATCGCGTTGTTGATCTGCTCGCAGCCGAAGCTGCCAACAGACTTCATCCAGATGGTGTGAAACTTGTTGGTCTTGTTGGGGTCGATGAAGAGCTTCTTTGTCTCCTCTATCGAGCCCTTGGACAACGCCCGCGCTTTGGCGAACATATCCGCTTGGGATACTTCGACGCCAATGATCTCGCGCAGCGTGTTGAAATCATGGTGCTTGATCGGCGTGAGCAGCGCGACGGTAGCACCGTTCTTGGTGTTGACCGTGCCCGGAATACGCAGTACCCGGACATAATCCGCAGTGCAGGCACCGTCAACCTTGAAGTTCTCAGCGACACACCTGTGCTTCAGAGCCTCAGCTACCGCATGCCATTCATGCAGTGCGACGCTGTCGTTGAAGATCCAGTGTGCATGGATACCGTTACCCGAGTCGATGAGCGTGGGTCTTGGCAATCCAACGGAAGTGCAGAATGTACGCAGGGCTCCTAGCCCTTCTGCTTTGTCTTTGTATGGTTTTTTCTCTCCGCAGTCTATGTCTATGTACAGTTCGCGCTTCGCTACGGCGTTCTCTGCGTTCGCTTTTTTCTGCGCTCCAAACCCTGCTGTTGCGTAGTAGAGGTCGAGTCCACTATGAACAAGCTGCTCCGCTTGTTCCGCCATCTCCTCGAATGATGACGAGAAGACATTGCGACGCTTGTCCGTGGGTTTGTGGATTAGCCGTAATACATAACGCGTGCCTTGTGGGAGGATGCTTCTGAAGAAGTCTGTGAAAGCCATGGGGGCACGGAAGTAGCCCAGGTGCGACGAGCACCGGGGAAGCTGGCTGGGGGAGGGTCACGCCGGGGGCAGGGTGGAACGATAGTACGCCAGCACGCGCTCACGCAAGTGCTTCGACACATCTCGCTTACCCGAGAACCAGCGGTAGACCGCCACCTTGGTCACGTCCAAGGCGTGGGCAACGTCAGCCACCGGAACCTGCCGGTATATGCAGAGCCGCCCCAGTTGGACGCCAAGCAGGCTTGGGTCTGCATCGGCGTTGAGCCGAATGATTTTTGCGGTGTAGGGCATGGTGGTAGGTGGGGCGGTCCCGGCGCAACCCGGGACTATTGCGGGGGTAGGAGACCTTTGGAAGGAGCCCCCGCTCACGCGCTTGTCGCCGCCCCGTTCAATCAGTCGTCAGCGTCGTCGCCCCACTGCGACAGGATGTTGCTGACATCGGGCACCGCAGGGGCCGGTGCCTTGGCTTCACGCACAGCGGGCTCTTCGACCGGCGCAGGGGCCGGGGCGGACTTGGTGACCTTGAATCCGCTTGCCGCAGGCTTGGGTGCAGGAGCGGGCTTCGGAGCGGGCGCAGGAGCCACAGGGGTGGGCGCAGCGGAGAACACCGGCATGGGGGCCGGAGCGGGCTCAGGCGCAGGCACAGCCGTGCCGTCCTCAGGTGCACCGTCCATCTCACCCACGGTCATCGTCACAGCGTCGATGGCAGCGGGCTCGTCCTTGCGGGCGACGATGGAGTTGTACTCGTCCACTTCGAGGGGACGCACCGCATTGAACGTCACCTTGACACCCTCAGCCTCGGTGTCGAACCGAAGCTCGGTGACCACCGCATTGACCTCGATGCCGTGACCGCCCAGGAAACGAGCGTACTGCTGCAGGCCCATCTTGCGACCCTCGCCTTGGCTGAAGATCGACGCAGCGGGGATGACCATCGCGTAGATGTCACCTTCCAGATCGTTCTCCAGAAGCACAGCCAGACGGCGTTGGAAGCGGCAGGCACGCGAATCAGGACGGTCCCCAGAACCCTTGATGTTCTGCGGGCACTTGTCGCAACTGCTGGCCTGGGGTGCCTTCGCACTGGGGTGCGGAACCTTACTATCATCGGACCAGCACACAGGGCGCGACTTCGTACCCTTGACGTACTTCTCCGCGTAGAAGCCACGGGAGTTCGCACTGGCAGCACGAACCACCACGATGTTCATCGAGCGGTTCTCGTTCTTGGCAACCTCTTGCCCGCCGACGATGAGGCGGAAGACACCGCCTTCCAAGCTGATGCGCTTGCTGCTGGTGCCCATGAGCGACCGGGTCAGGTCGCTGAGTTCACCACGCTTCAGGTGTGCAGGCAGTTGACTGCCGTTCTGGAAAAGAGTCATTTCAGACATTCAGGCTCTCCTTACAGTAACCGTGTACTTGGTTTCGACATTCATGCCCTTGGGCATCTTGTCTGGATTTGCTTTGAGGAACTCCCCCATAGCTTTCTGCGCAACGCGCCTCTCAAGTAGATCGAGTGCTTGGTTCTCCTTAACGAAGTTGTGCATGGACTCCCAGTCGGAAGTCCAATAAGAAGTCCTGACACCACGGATGATGGTGCCTGCGCTGGTCTTGATGCTATCGCCACCAGCACGCTTACAGACATCGAGCAGCGTGTGCTCGATGATTTCCATCTGGTCCTTGATGGCCTTGTCCTTGGCCTCGTACTCTTGGGTCAGGGCGGAACGCGCGTCGCGCATCTTGATGTACGCCTTGACGAGTTTTTCAGTGGGCACTTGGGGTGCCTCGATACTGGGCTCCATGGGATCTCCTAGGGTTGAGGGTTAAGAGTTTACGTGGCAACTTTGGATGTGTCAAGCACCTCCTGGCGGTAGAGGTCGAGCAGGGTGCTCATGTCCTCGGTCTTCAAGTCCAGCGCGTCATAGAGCTTGCGTTCCACCTGGGTGCTGCACAGCCGCACAACGAGGCAGGGGTTCTTCTGCCCCGAGCGGTGCACCCGGGCATTGGCCTGATGGTAGGTCTCGTTCGACGTCACAGGCCCCCACCAGACCACGGTGTTGGCTGCGTGCAGGGTGACCCCGTGCGAAGCTGCCGCAGGCTGGATGAGGAGCACTCGCGGCTCGGGCTGGGTCTGGAAGTCAGCGAAGATCTTGTTGCGCTGCCCCACGGGCACGCTGCCATCGATCACTTCAACGGTGTACTCATCCTTCTTGAGCTTCTCGTGCAGTACCTTGATGGTGTGCCGGAAGGGGACAAAGACCAGCACCTTGTGAGTGCTCTCTTCGATGGCTTCCAGCAACACGTTGTACCGGGTAGTGATGTCGAACTCAACCGCGTTACCGTCGTCCGAGTAGACCGCACCGCAAGAGACTTGCAGTAGCTTGTTGAGATTGGTAGCAGCGTTGACTGAGGTAACGGTCTCGCCCCCTGCCGCCATAATGAACTGCTCCTTCAGCAGCTTGTAGTACTTGGACTGCTGCGGGGTCAGAGGCACGTCCCGTGTGGTGTACAGAAGCTCGGGTAGATCCAGGCAATCGTCCTTGGTGAACCGGATCGCTGGCTGCAGAACTTGGTTGACGATCTCCTGTGCGTTCGACTTCGCTTTCCATTTGAACTGCGTGACCTTGTGCATCACCCGGTCTCGGAATGCGTAGAAGTAGTTCGGCACAGACGTGTCATCCATCATCTTCGCCAACCCATAGGCATCGGTCGGTGCCTGCGAGGCAGGGGTACCGGTCGCCATCCACAGCCACGTATTGGGGGTGATGAGTTGGTTGATGGCCTTCCAGCGCTTGGTCGTCGCTGTCTTCACCGCGTTCGCTTCATCGATGATGATGAGGTCAAACCCCCCGGCTTTGAGTTCGTTGAGGACCGTCTCCACACCGTCGAAGTTAATCACCACAAACTCAGCGTCTGAAGCGATGATCTTGGCCCGCTTCTTGCGGTCACCGTAGGCCACGTCCACCCTGCGGTGCATCAGCGTCTTGAACAAGTCCGCCTGCCATGCCGGGGCCATGATGGACAGCGGGCAGATGACCAGTACCCTTCGTACAAACTTGCGTTCAAGAAGGTAGTCCGCAGCCCAGGCGAACGAAGCGGTCTTGCCCGTGCCCGGGTCATTGAAGCAATACGCCCGCTTGTGCAGTGTCATGAACGCTGCGGTCGTCTTCTGGTGCTGGAACGGCTTGAACACCCCAGGCCACTTGTAGCGGCCCAGGATGGGTGAGGGCACGTTCTTCACACCCAGATTGCGCAGCACCCGCGCTTCGTCCAACCCCCACCACACCAAGACGTCAGAAGTCCCAGAGCTTTGGGCGACAACTTTCGCCTTCGGTATGGTGGCTAGAACCCGCTCGGGGTTGCGCAGCCGAAGCAGAAGCGCTTTGTTTTCAATGATCTGCATAGGTCACTTGAGCGCGAACTTGTGGTCTTCCACCATCTGCAGCAGCCGCAGAGCTTGCGTCTTGGCATCGTCCAGCGCGACGTGTCCAGTACCCACACGTCCCACCCTGGTCTTCATGAACATCGCGGAAATCGTCCGGTAGCAGCGATCATTCCAGAAGTGCCAGGGCACATCGTGCTTGACAGCACGGTAGGCAGCGGTTATCAGTGCGTTGTCGAAGTTTGCACCGTTACCCCAGACAATAGCCGTGTCCAGCGGGGGCATCCACATGGTGAACTTGGTGAGTGCTACTTCGAGCGAGAACTCCCCCTTGAACGCAGCCCGCCGAGCTTCGTCAGACTGCTTGCCCCACCACTCCAGGGTGCTCTTCTGTGCACGCAGCCCAGCAGCCTTGCACGATTCCGGGTCGATGGTGACGTAGAACTCTTCCCCCAGACCTTTCTCAGCGCTGAATTTCACAGCACCGATGCTGAGGATGATGTCCCCCGGGCGGGCGCCCAAGGTCTCGATGTCTACCATTACATGATTCTGTTGCATTCTCCACTCCAAAAAGACATCCAGCCCAAGGGACAAAGTCCGTTGAGCTAGCGTTTGCCCCGATCCCCGGGGCGGGGTTACTTGCCCGAGTTTGGGCCTTTGAAATTCCGTGCGCTGTTCGCGCTGAACGACTTGAGCCGCACGTTCCCGGGCTTGCTCTTGCCGCCATCCTTGATAGGAGTCACATGGTCGAGGGCCTTGCCCCTGCGTGAATCCCTACCGTTCTCTTTGTCCCAGGCTCTGCGAGCACGCTGCCGTTCAGACTGCTTGGCCCTGCCACCGTTGGCGAGGAAGTCCGCGTACTCCTTCTTGTGGTCTCTGTCCTTCATGTCCTTGTAGGGCATGTCAACCTCCGTTGGCCCCGTTGTGGGGGCAGGTCGTTACGATGCAGTGCCGCTTACACAGCCCTGACGGGCTAGGGTTCCACACCCCCAGGTTGTGCGCAACCTCCAGGCGGCGCACGTCCTCCATCCACTGTCTCCAGTAGAGCTTCTCTTGCGCGGCTTCGTAGTCCGCTGGCTTGAAGTTGTTGGCAACGACGAACAGCAGCCCCGCCCGCACCTTACGGACGAACGGGAAGTGCTTGAAGATCATCAGTGCCATCAACTCAAGCTGCGCTGTGTCAGCGTACTTCGTGGACTTGCTGGTCTTGTAGTCCACCACCCGGGCGATGCCCTTCTCTTCGTTGATGATGAGCAGGTCCGCGATACCCCGGCACCACACCGTGCTGTCCCTGAATCCGCAGGGATTGAATTCCTTGGTCAACCCCATCTCGTACTCGCAGTACTTCGTCCCAGGCAGCGAACGAAGAGCGCTTAGGTGTGGCTTCGTGAAGCTGAACTCTGGTGGTAGCTCGACACCATCCCGCATGAAGTTCTCTGCCGCTGTGTGGAAGTTCTTTCCGTACAACGTAGCCTCAGTGTGTTCGGGCTCCTTGAAGTTCTTCGCTACCTTGATCTCGTAGAACTTTTTTGGACAAGTCTTGAAGGACTTGAGGGACGAGTAGGACCAGGGTCCGGGCAATGTCATGACGAGCGCGGACGGGCCGAAGGCCCGTTCTCCATGATGGCAAGTACGCCCTGAAGGATACGCACTTCCACGCCAAGATGCAAGGCCGCTTCGCTCGCTTCAGCGTACCGGTGCTCAAGGCACAGGTCATGGATCTGTTTGATGAGCCGCTCGATGGTGATGAGCGGCATAGCGTAGTCGTTGAGGTTCTCGTTCATGCTTCCCCGTAGTTCCGGCCTATGCCGGATTCGCAGTTGATCGGACAGCCTTTGGCCCAGTCAGGCACCCACCGCATGCACTCCTCGACGTAACCCCGAGCGGCCTCGACTTCTTCTTCCCGGGCCAGGGCAACGACGCTGTCGTGAACGGTGAGCTTGGTCGGTAGTTTACGTGCAATCCGTAACATCTGATACATCACGATGATCCGGGCAAGTGCTTGGCATACGTTTTCCACCAGCTTGCCACCATAGATGTCCACTAGACCAGTGTCGTCTTTGTAGGACCAACGACTGCGCCCAGAGTCGAAGACACGGTGAAGTTGCGGATAGCTGATGTACAGCCCGCTGGGTAGGCGTACACCGTACTTACCTTCTATCCTGACTACGCCTTCACGTCCAAACCACATACTGTTGTTGTCGTACATAGCTTGAATGGAACGTTCTCCTTGGTTCCAAAGGCCCACGATCTTTGGCACGCTGTCACGGTAGGTCTTGATGATCCGCTCGCACTCGTCCGCAGGCATGTCCACCGAGGGCTTCGCTGCCTTGAGCGTTACCTGCAGCTTCCCTGCCCCGGTCTGGTAGCCGCAGCCGAGGACTACAGTCTTACCTACAAAACGTTCTTGCTGATCCGCCTTGGTAATCTGCCTGCCGAAGATCGTCGTCGCCAGCTTGCAGTACACGTCCACACCGTTGGCGAAGTCTTGCACCAGATCGTCTTGCCCAGCCCACCACGCCAGCATGCGGGCCTCGATGTTGGACGAGTCGCAGTTGATGATGACCCACCCGGGCGGTGCCTCGATGCACTCCTTGAGCCCCACGTTGCCCCGGGACGGCAGGTTCTGCAGGTTGATCCCGTCACCACCCGACGAGCGCTTGGTCCGGGCATAGGCGTACTTCAGCGGCACGGGGAACCGTGGGTCGCGCTTGGCGATGTCGATGAACCGCTGCGTGCGGGTCTCTTCCAGGGTGCTCTTCACCCCCAGGCGGGCAGCGGCCAGGGCCTGCACGGTGGGGCTCTCGTGCTCCAGCAGGGCCTTCATGCCCACGTCGGTCTTGGCAAACGCAAACGTACTCTTGCCCGTGGTCGGGCTGATCTTCATAGGCACATCGACGCCCAGGGTCTCCAGCAAAACCGCGAAGCGTTGGTTGGACATGAGTTCGGACTTGTCCACCGTGACCCGCTCCATGAGCACAGCCTTATGTGCCACAACTTCTTCGAGATGACCTTCGAGCTTGTTCAGATTCAGTCGCAGCATGGGCTCTGTGAACATACGGATGTGCAGGTCGATGAGCTTGAGTTCCTGCATTGGGAACACGCCACGGTTGTCCCCGTCGCTCGGGTCGTACCACCCGTTGGACATGAGATGCCACAGGTCGTAGCACAACTCCACATCCTTGAGGCAGTAGGCAACGTACTGCTGGAACTCTGAAGGGCTGAAGTCTTTCCTCCTCATCCCCATGGCGTTCTGCACAAACGTGCCCTTGTCGTCCAACCCGTAGCGTTTCGCCAGGGAAGCGAGAGAGTTATTCCTCGATCCGAACATGGCACGGCCCATGGACAGGGTGTCCAGCCACGCAGCCGGGTTCACCCCAAAACGCCAAGCCAGGATCGCACCGTCGAACAGGGTGTTGTGGCACAGGACCGCGTAGCGTCCCCACTCGATCTCATCGAACTGGTGCTTGATCTCAAGGTGCGTGCCCTCGATGAAATCCAGCCTGCCATCCGGCCAGCGTATGCCGACCATGATGACCTCGAATCGTGGATCACGCACATATTCTTCAGTTGTCAGCTTGCTTAGACTGTACTCCTTGTCGTAATACGTTTCAAAGTCAATCGTGAGGATCTCCATTACTTCCGCTCCAAGAACCACTGTTCCAGAAGTTCGATTGTATCCTCCCTGACCACCATTGCGCTACCCCCGGCCTTCTGGATTTCAGCCATCTCACGCTCTTGTAATGCAGTTGGTTTGTTGAACCCTGCCTTGCACTCGACGCCAAGGAACATGCCCCTGAAGCACACGATGATGTCGGGCACGCCCGCCCGTCCGTAGCCGTTCTGCGCTGGGAAGAAGTAGTACGCCTTGTACTTCTTGATGATGTCAACGCATCGGGCCTTGACCTTGGATTCCGGAGTGCTCACTTCGCCCCCTTGAGACGTGCTTCCCATGTTGTTCGTTGGGATTGCAAAGTTGAATCGGATTTGGGTGTCTCCGTCTCTACCTCGATCAGCTTCTCAAGGTAGTGCTTTGCCTTACGCAGGTCTTCCACACCGCCCTTCTGTCTCCACCGAGAGACATACTTGACGACGTTCCCCTCAAGGTAGTTGAGGTTGTTGGCGATGATGTAGTCCCACGGCTGCATGGGCTTGTCTTTGTAGTGACCTGGGCCGATGTTGTTCGCGCTCATTTACTTCCCCATCTAAGGTTATGTTGCTCTGGTTTGATCTTGCGATCTTTCAATCGGTGCCTTGACTGCGTCAGTGTCGGCATGGTCATGCCGGGTTCCGCCGTCTCGCAGGAGACGAACGACTTGAGGCACTTAGGGCACATGCGCCTGCGCCAGACCTGCCCGTCCAGTGGGCGGCTTTCCAGCACCGTCGCTTTGCCTTCCTTGTTGCAGTGCGGACATCTCACGGTTCTTCATCCTCCGTCGTGCAGACCGTTGGGTCGAGGTCATCCTCGGCGGGCGCTTGGCGTCGTAGAGTGGACTGCCCCACCCCCACACGGCGATTGTGTAGCGGCCCATGGTGTCCTGGCGCCACAGCGCTACGCGGACCAGCTGCCGGTTGCGCAGGGCGCGGATGAACTTGCGCGTGGTGTTGGCCGCCAGCCCCGAGATCTCGTGAAGCTCTTTCGGCGTGCCGCCCGTGCGGACCAGGGCCTCGACCACCGCCGCGTAGGCTGTGGTGTTACTGAGGTGTGTGTTTAGGGCCATTGGTTGTTTCCTTGGTCAGCTTGGAAATACAGGGTTTGTCAAGTACCCACGAGCCGATCCAAACAGAGCGGACTGCGTCAGGATGCAGCGGGCTGACCTTGATATTTCTCAGGCAGTCCTCGCATTCGGGCTTGTGTGCCCCGGCGCAACGGGCCACATCATTGGGTAGGTAGTTCATGGCATGTTCCTTCCGACCCGGTGCGCCAAATCCGACTTTAGGTAGCCCGCGAAGAAAGCCTCTGCGATCTCCCAAGACGGGAAGCGTTCAAGGCACACGTCCTTTGCAAACACCGTGTTGTCAGGTGCAGCGTACAGATAGATTTCCCCGGCGACGAAGTGGTTGCCAGCCTCTCGCAGCTCGAACCCGCACTCCTTGGCGAGCCGGAAGCAGTTGTCGATCTTTATCTTGATGGCGAATGGTCCGTTCATGTCATGTTCCTCCCGATCTCAGCCGCAGCCCTAACGATGGCGCGGCGGGTGGCGGCGTAGGGATCGCCCTTTTCGCTGGTGCAGACAGAACACCCACCTATTGCGGAGGCTGCGTGGGCCGATACCTCGTATACCTTCAACTCCATTTGCAACTTCACCGCCAGCCGCAGCGCATCGCCGTCGTCCCTCAACGGATTCCAAACTGCCCAATACTCCCCATTGCGGCGAGCGTAGGCGTCCTTGTGCGAGTGGTGCCACTTCAGTTCAATCCCCGCCGCCTTCGCAGCGAGTTCCAGCATTTCTCTGTCAGTCATGTCAACCCCGCCATTCCAGCCCTGCACGCGCCTTGGCATACGCTTCGCATATCGCTTTGCTGAACCGCACCTGAGTAGCCCGCACGGCTTCCCACCTCCTGCGCTGTCTTGCGGCGTAGACGTACCAGGGATACAGGCGGTCTTTGATCCTGCGGATGCGGCGTCTCATTTGTTCCTCGCTCTGATTTCTGCTGCGCACTTTTGCGCGATGCCCTCAATACTGGCGTGCTGGTCGCAGATGTCGGCACACGCCTCACGCTCCGCCTTCATCTTCTCGGCAATCTGCGTGCCAAGGTGGTCCAGCAGATCCTCTATCGTGTCGCCGTGGCCAGTGGCGTATCCGCAGTTGCGCATCCATGCGGCAACCTTTTCGCGTTGGGCTGCGGCACCGGACTCGTAGGCTAGCCGGAAGAAGCGCTCAAGCCTCTGCAACTCGGCCAGTTCTTGGTCCGTCAGCGCCCCCTCTCTGCCGTCGTATATGTGCAGCAAAACTGCACTACGCAATCCAACCACCCGCGCCAGCTTGAGGATGTCTTCTTGGGTCATGTCCTACTCCTCTCCGGCCATGATGCGGGCCGGTCGGTCCATTCAATGTCGTTCAAAAAAGTTTCGACATATGCAGATTCTGCCGCTTCCTCGGCTGTCATCCTGATATGCACCGGCTGGCTCCATTTCCTACCATTCCACCACCGCAGAATATCGGAATTACGGCGGCGACTCGCCGGCCACCAACCGACAGAAGGCGGCGGTCCTTTGTGCCATGTGGTCATGTCTTCCTCCTGATCCACCGCCACAGCGGCAGCAGTGCTAGTCCGTTGGCGAATCCGCGCAGAAAGGCGCGGAGTTTCATGTCTTGTTCCTCTCCGCCAGCATGGCGTTGGCAATGATGTAAGCATCCCGCGCCCTTTCAGCCCCAGACATCTCTATCCGAGTCAGCAGTGCTTGCATCGCCATCGCCGCGAAGTAATCGCGCAGGGTCATGCCTTGGAAGTTAGCCATTCCGTTGGAATCACACCAAAACGGAAACGCCGGTCCTCCGGTGTCTTTCATGCGTTCTTCTCCTTCAGTGCGGCCTCGATGGCGCGGGCGAATTCAAGTATTTCAGCATCGCTGCGCGGCTCGTTATACAGCGGATAGATTTCTTCATTCGTCAACGACCGCCACTCGCGGCGGGGTGGTTCGGCATACATGGCCATCTGGCGCTCAGGCGATTTCTGCTTTACAAGGCGCGTAGTGATGATCCCGCGAGGATGTTCAGCCAACCACGCAATGGACGCCTCATCTACCCACGCCACCGGCTCCTGCTCCTGCTGCGCCAGCGCGGCGCGGAGGGCGCGGGCGTAGTGCTTCAGGTCTCCCAGATCGCCGTTCTCGTAGTCGCTCACAAACTGCTGTGCGGTTTCTCTCAGGTCAGTCATCTTTCATCCCTTGCAGTTT